GTCACTTTCCGAATCGCATACAGAACTGAATTTAAAGACTTCCCTATCTTGACAACCTTGTAATCCGGCTTATTGGTCAACTTTCCATCTGCCCCAAATTCCGGCTTCTTATCCACGAATAGCACTGACAATTCATCAATCGGCAGATTCATGTCACAGGTAGCAACCGTCTTGTCATACGCCAAATCAACGCCAAACGGGTCAGTATTCGCTTCTCCTCTGGCTGCTGATACATTCGCCCTGAACTCTACTGGTTCAGAATATCCAACGGTAAAATCGCCAGTTAAAAGCGGTTCTCCGGTCACGGGGTCATAGATGATATTGCCGTCAAGGTCTGTCTCGTAGATGGGAATGTGATTGTCGTAGAGCTGATACCACAGCTTTTGTTTGTTACGTTTCAGTCCTCTCATAAAATCACACTCCATAATTCAACCCTACGCATAAATGTTCATACAAGGACTTATACAGTTCCTTTTTGATATCTTCCTTGTACACGGTTGTCATAACGCCACCTATGCTAATTTGCATTGTTTCGCGCAAAATCGGAGCCGCCGCCATTTGCGTTAAGTCATTTCTTGTAGTAGCTAAAGCCATTTCATCATAATAAGCGCATGCCTCAATACGCTTATGATTGCACTTATCCCTGTCTGGGCATTTCCGGCACTTCGTTGCCATTCTACTTACAGCACCCATACCCCCACCACCTTATCACTCAACCACTTTCCAGTCCTCTGCCAGCACATCTCTGATTGACGGAACCCACATAGCATGAGAACCATCAACCGTGTTAATCTGCAAATACGGCTCACACCGGAATAAATCGCCCTCATTCATGCCCCATGCGGCGGCGGTCTGCTTATTACACGGAATTCCCTCTGGATAACCCTTCTGATAGACCACGAACAGACCTTTGCCGTTCCAGCCTTTGCGAGTAACACGCTGACCGCGCTTTAATCGAGATACTGCCTCGCCGAATGTAAAGGTTGACACATTAAGTCCGGTAACAGAATCGCCGTCAATAATTTCCCAGTCATCAGCCATCATGTGGCCGATATCAACAAAGATACACTCTGTTTCCATAAACGGAACCTTTGAACCGTCTTTGCAGTACATGACAATCGTGCCGTTCTCTTTACGCCAAAAACCCTTCCATGATGGCCTTTTAATATCTGCGCCCTGTTTCAGTGCCTCATAAGCTTCTTTAAAAAACATACTTTACCTCCACTTTCTTTTATCAACTTTTTGAAATATTCTTGAGTAAGAATGATATTGCGTCCACATGGTGGCAAACCGTTCACTGTATGTGTCGGTACGCAACCTAAACTCAAATCGAAATATTCACAGCTTCTACATTTATCGTTACCTTCATCTACTGGCAACATGATGTTTACCTCCACTACCTCCACAAAAAGAAACGTGTGCTTGCCCACCACCATTCACAGCACACACCCTGCGCCCAGCCGGGGAGGTATCGGCTGGACACGCACCGTCTTGAAAGGAGAGTTTCTGCTTTTATGCTTCTTTATCCGGCTCTTCTACTTCATCCGGGTGCTCTGCTGCCCATTTGTCACACTCCGCCTCAAATGTAGTACCAGGGAATGTTTTCCAGCCCCGCGCTGCACAATACGGACAGTCATCCGGATGTGTCTTTCCTGTTCCTGGTCCATACTCCGCCATATGTGCCTTGTAATCTGTTTCCTCTTTCGGGTTCTCAAAATGTATTTCTCTGTTCTTGTAATCGTAAATCATAGTTAAATCCTCCTTAAAATGGTTTATAAAATCTTTGCCATGGGAACAACATCAAAATAGATATCGTCCTCTTTTTCATAGGCGCGGCTGATTCCATTCTCACTGTGGTTGGATTCTCCATCAGCACCCTGTTTCGCCCAATAATAAACAGCGGCGGCAAATATCGTATCACGATACCGCACAACCGCTGTCTCTTTCTCTGTTTCCGTGTACCCAAACGGATACCGTTTCGCACAAACTTTTCGGATTGCTCTCTGGACTAAGATGAGCAGAACCGGCTTGTCGGCTTCTTCCACCTCATCCCGAAGATATGTAATCACATCAGCCAGAATCTCCGCTTCCACTCATCCCACCTCGCTTTCCTTATGCCTTTGCAGTTACCGTAGCGCTACCGGCTTTCAGAGCCTTGTAATCGGAACCACACTCAACAATCGTAATAGTCTTTCCGGTCGCCGCTGTAATATCAGCAGTGCCGTCCCATGCTGTCCAAGTCTTTACGTTTTGCCCCGGAGTAACAGATTCCGCCGCGTCGCCAACTTTGTACTTATAAAGGTTTCCGCTATCTTTTGCCGGAGAAACCGTTACCTTAGTTGTCCCGGAGGTCGTACCGGTGGCAGACGTTACGGTCAGATTCCCTACATCTGTGTTGACAGTAGCAATTACCATTCCATACGGGTCAGGCAGAACTGGGATAAACATACCAGAAGCCTTTGTCCACTTTGCAACCGGGTCCTGGGTCGCCCACATGGTCACAGTCACATACATTTTCTGTAATGCCTCCTGAAATGCGGAGTATTCAGTTTCCTCCGGGGTTGGTCCCCAAAGTCCTGTACCGGCACGGCCAGACATATCGGCAGTATAAAAGGTTACTTTGTTCTCGTCAAAGTATCTACCGGATGCTCTGGAACCATCAGACTTCACAAATGCAAATTGCTGGTCGCAAGTCGCCATGGTAAATCCGAACTCCTCCATCATAATAGACCGAAGTTCAGCCATAGTTACCAGCCGTCCAACATTGATGTTTCCGTAAATGGCAGTCTGGATGTACTTATTCTTCCGCATCCGCTGAATCTGTGTATCGGAAGTCAGCACATGGGTAACAAGTTTGCCCTGGTCTTTCAGAATCTTAACTGCCCTCTGAATATCGGAAAAAATATCGTATTCCGAGTCAGACCAGTCTCCGAAATAGAGCTTCTGTGCCGCCGGAATGCCGAAGTCGATTTCCATGTCAATGTTGTTCTCTTTAATTTTCATAACGCCGCGGCTCATAACCTGTCCTTTGGCAATCTTGGTTCTTGTAACCACGCTTTCAGACAAACGCCCCATATCATCAAACACCCACCGAATCAGACCATCATCATCCGGTACGCCGTTGGAAATGTACATCTGAAGCTGTTCGGACTGATTGATTTTCTCTTTGATAAAGAGTTTTTCAGTCAGTACCTTCTCAAAGGTCGGTCTGGTACCAATATGCGCTTCGGTATCAAGCGCGTGTACAAAAGCCGGTGTCGGCAAATTCTGTCCCTGCATCATCCGGTAATATTCAGCCTTGAAATGCTGTGTCTTTACATCCGGGAAAATCGTATCCAGGACAGTCGGTCTTGCTACTGCAAAATTCTGGGAGAAATTAAGTCTCTCCTCAACACTAATCGCATCTAATACGTTAAATGGCATTTTCGCACCTCCTACTAAAATTCACAATCCGGGGCAGTCAGAATCACAATTCCTTTTGTCGCCAGAGCCGTCTTGGCTGCTTCAGATAACGGTGTCTTTAATCTATTTCCATAGATTCTGCCAGCCTTAATCACGCTGACCGGACGTTTCTCATCGTCAGTCATGTCAACAGTTTCAAATACAATGCCGGTGGCGTTTGCGTCATTAGACGGAAATGTTGTCCCTGCATAAATCAGCTTTTTATTATCCACCGTAGTTGCCATAGACTGTGTAACCATCTCGGTTTTCTGCACCAGCCCTACGGCGCTTTCCAAAAAATTTGGCAGAGTATATCCCTGCTCAACTTTCATGTAAGCCATCTCATATCCTCCTTAAAATGTTGTTGTGGCAGTCGATAACGTATTGGCTGCAGGTGTCGGCTGCGGGTTATGTGCCTGCGAATACTGTTTCGCATATTCAGCGGCAGCACTCTTTTCTTCTCCGCCTCCAGCAGGATTGGCTTTGTCACCTGCTCCGGGATTCGGAGTTTTGTCAAAAGTTTCTTTCTGCCACTGGGTCTTGTTTGCTTCATCACGTTTGGAGATTCCATTGACAAAAGATTCTGCGCTGGTCTTTGCCGCCTCCAAATCAAGTCCAGATAACGCGCTAATCATCCCGGAAAACTCCTCGCCGGAAAGGTTCGCTTTTGCGAAAATCGCTTCGACTGCGGAAGTCGTAAGCTGCTTCTGCAAATCTGCCGTTCTCTTTTCTGCTGCCTCTCTGGCTTTCTTCTCCTTTTCCAGTTCGGTAAGGTTCTGTTGCTCAAGGCCATCAAGTTTAGTTTGCAGCTCCTCCGCCTTTTCAGCTTCTTTTTTCCATTTGTCAGCGTCCTCCTGATATTTCTTTACTTCGCCATTGTGCTGATTCAGGTAATTAGTTACCTGCTCATCAGTAGGCTCCTCGACGCCAAGCGCAACCAGATTCTTCTTTGCCTGTTCTCTTGTCATGTTATTCCCCTTTCTAATCCACGCTTTTGATAACGCAGGTCGCTCCTGCTGGATTCTGCCATTTATCGGATGGCTCCATTTTGATATAAAAAAAGAAAAGCCTACTCGGCTCCTCCTATTTTAACTGTTTCAGTTTGCTTTGCTTTCAAAAGCTCTAATGCACGTTCTTTTTCAGCTTCAATATCAAGCTGCTCCTGCGTCTTAAAAATAGTATCCATATATGGCTTGCTCTGCGTCCAAACCTTTTCCGGGTCACCAAACAGCCCGCATACGGTAATTGCAATCAACGGATGAATCTTATTTTTCAGCAGATAATCAAGTGCCTGCGCCTTAACCAGCATATTGTCAGTTGAATTTCTGGTGATTTTCACATCAAAATCCCTGACCGTCAGCGGCACATCATTGGTTGTCTGCTTAATTACATTCAGAACGATTTGAGCATGTTTCTTTTCCGCTTCAATTGTGAACGGCTCATCCAGTTTCGCCCGCTGCTCTGCGAAGTCCCATCCATTACGTAGGTAAACCGCCTGCCCGGTGTCACCTCCCGTATTTTGTTGTCGGTCTGGCATACCCTCAACGACAAGTACTTGTCGGTACACATCATCCTTGGCAACCTGTGTCTGCTCCTGATTCAATTCAGCCGTCATGAGTTTTACATCTGATTGCATTCCCTGACCGGAATCTTTAACCTCCACAGCACCAAGGTCACACATCTGTAAAAACTCCTTCTCATCAATCTCACAGTTCTTAAAAAGCATAAATGCCTGAATAAACTGCTCAATGCCATTCATCCTATCAGACTGCATTTTGTTAATCTGGTCGAGAAGCGTAATCACAATTTCAATGTCGGAGAGCCTGTCCGGATTATTCGGATACTCCACAATCGGAATACCGCCAAAACCATTTATTCCAGAATCAATTACTCTACCGCCTTTGATGATGAAATATAAATCATCCGAATAGCACTGATAATACTGCTCGTCATTTTCATCTTTCAGAACTTGGATAGATAGCATATCCGAATCATCCTGTGCCGAATACACGATAATCGTGTTCAGCGGAGGCGGAATATGGATTCTAAATGGCACAACATCTGTTGGCTTTCCTTTCAGTGTTACCTTATAGGCTGTGCCGACAGCACTTTGGAAGTTTCCCAGTTTAATATCTCTGGCCTGACGGTGCGCGTCCTTCATGTAGTCATTCAGCCTGTCCACGGCGTCATTGATTGACTTGTCCGTTTTTCGGCTAACATACTGTATTGGCTCACCATAGGTCTGGCTGGTGCTGAACCGCACAATCTCAAGAGCATGATTCTCACAAGTCCTGTTATTGATGTCGGGGCGCACTTTCTTTTCCCGGTAATGAATCGGCTGGTCGCCCTTATAGTAATCGTATAGATACCGTATCGCCGGCCGATTGTAATTTAAAACAGAAATAGCTTTACCAACAACGCCAACGACATTTTCTTTGGTAATTCTATCGACATTCGTATATGCAATTTTTCTACCAAAATGCCCCTGGCATAAATCTATAAAACTACTTTTGTTCATTCACTTTCACCTTCTCTGGCCAAAAAGTAATTCCACTAGAAGATTTCCTATCCTTTAGTGGTGTGTGTCTAGTTTTCCAGATTACTTTTTCTTTCTCATCATGTGATTTCTGTTTGTTATTTTCCATAATTTTTCCCACGAAAAAACACCCGGAGTTATCCAGGTGCTATACACAGTTTCTTCATTAT